ACTTACAGTGAATGATGGAGTTAATATTCATGCTTCTTTACAAGATGGGAAAATTGTGGACAAATTTGTCGTTGGCTCTTTTAAGAGCGGAAGAAATGAGCCTGATGTTAAAGTGGTAAACACTATAGCTAAAGTTGATGTAGTTTCACCGCCTAAAAAGAGGAAGAGGAATAAGAGAAAGGAAACTGCTGTTGAGAACACTCCTGCAGTATCTTTAAACTCGAAATCCCCAGCGGGAGCTGGGGGAAGTGGTACGAGTGGATCGAGCCAACAGAGTTCTCTGCCAAAAGCGAAACCATCGGTTTCAGCTACTGCAAATTCCCCAGTTCCAGTGCCCTCTCAGAGAGCGAACAATGGATCAAATACAAGTTGCTTAACCCAGCCGCGGACAAATACGGTTGGCCAGATCGCACCCCAGAAGCAGAAAATATCAGCTTCAGGCTCCAGTGCGACAAACATGTAATTAGTTTCCGAACTCCCGATGCAGTTGAAATCAAAGCATCGGATGAGCGTGTGCTCCCGCTATATCTGGAGCATTCATTACCGAAATACCTACAAACCTATAACCGCGACTCTTGGAGTGCAGCTATTGAAGATCTTAAAGGATTTATCAAACCAGAAGCTAGCCCTGGAGTACCATACGCGTTAATGGCAAATAGGAATGATATACTACTGTCTAAGTTAGGACAGGAATTTAACGACTTGGTCTTGGACCGCGTAGAGCGCAGGCTCCGCTATCAACCTCAAGAAATTGAAAGTATGTCAAGGCAGCAGAGAATAGATGCTGAACTTATGGACCCAGTAAGAGTTTTTGTTAAAAGTGAACCTCACTTGAAAACCAAGCTTTTAGAGGGCAGAGTTCGTCTCATTATGTCTGTTTCTATAGTTGATAAAGTTATAGAAATGCTTTTAGCTAGGCACCTATATAAGCTTGAAATCGCCAATTGGCAAACTATCCCCAGTAAACCTGGAATTGGTTTTTGCGATTCGGATAACGATCAAGTTTATGCAGACATAATGCAGTCAGGAATGACCATGGCTGGTTCAGACATGAGTGGCTGGGACTGGAGTGTTAAGAAGTGGATGATATTAGATGAAGCAGAGGGTGTAATAAAACTCTGCCGGAATAGTAATCCGCTTTGGGAACTCCTGTTACGCAATACTGCTATTCTCGAATCAGCCTCAGTATATCAGTTCTCTGATGGAACACTAGTGGCTCCCACTTATGAAGGAATAGTAAACTCTGGTAAACAAAAGACTAGTAGAGGAAATTCATTTATGAGGGTTCGCGTTGCTGATCTAGTCGGCTCTCGTAAAACGATAGCAGCTGGCGATGATTGCGTCGAATCCTATGTGGATAATGCGCATATTAAATATGCCGAGCTGGGCTTGGTTTGTAAACAGTATGACATAGTTGAT